TGATGATTACATGCAAAGATTTAAAGAACAAGATACACAAAATAATAGTGGTCACTATGGTCTACCCCAATACGTTTATAAAAAACCAGACTACAGTGCATTTGGATTAACTCCAATACCTGATAAGAATGATTACTTAATTAGTTATGAGTATTATACAACTCATACAGATTTATCAGCACATGGTGATGTTATGTCATTACCAGATAGATTTAGTTCATTAATTGTAGATAGATCTAAATACTACACATATATGTTAAGATCAGATCCAGATCATGCTAGTATGTCTAATAGAGATTATCAAAGAAAATTACTTTTATTAAAAACTGACTACAGTTCTAGATCAGATTATATGAAAGATACTAGAACAACAGAAGGTAACTCGAGGTTATCAATAGTATAATATGGCTGATACTTCTCTATTAAAAAACTTTAATGCCACTTGTGGTGGTGGGCTTGTTTTAAACAAAGATGTTTATGATATGCAACCAGGAGAAGCAATACAGTTAACAAATTTTGAACCATCAACAGAAGGTGGTTATAGAAGACTTAATGGAACTACAAAATATAATTCAACAATAGTACCTCAAGTATCATCAGCTAATGAAAGAATACAAATGTCTGCAATATTTAATAATAAAATAATTGCAGCTAGAGGTGGTACAGTATCTCATGGAGATACAAGTGGCTCATGGACATCACTTGCAACTAGTCAAGGTACAACTAATACATATGATTTTGATAAATTTAATTTTAATGGTACAAGTAAAATTATTGTAGCAACAGGAGAAGCAGCAGCATTTACAGTAGACTCAAGTTTTAATGTAGATGTAATAAATGCAACAGGCGGTGGTACTGCCCCAACTAATCCTAAGTTTGTTAAAACATTTGCTAATCATGTATTTTATGGTGGTATGTCAAACTCTACACATAGTATATTATTTTCAGTACCTTTTTCAGAAGACAATTTTACATCAGGTAGTGGTGCAGGTGAAGTTAAAGTTGGTGATATTGTTACAGGATTAAAAGTATTTAGAGATGAACTATTTATATTTTGTCAAAGAAAAATATATAAACTTACTGGTACTACATCTACTAATTTTGCATTAGCTGAAGTAGCTAAAAACGTTGGTACAATAGCTCATCAATCTATTCAAGAATTAGGTGGTGACCTTATATTTCTTGCAGCAGATGGTTTAAGAACTGTTGCAGGTACAGAAAGAATTGGTGACGTAGAACTTGGTACTATTTCAAAACAAGTACAAGAAAGAATTAATGAGATTACATATGACAATGTTACAGCAACTGTTGTTAGAAATAAATCTCAATACAGATTATTTTATCCTAAAGATGCAGGATTAGAAGCTAGTCAAAAAGGTTTATTAGCAGTTATTAAATCAAATCCTAATACAGGACAACTAGGTTTTGAATATGCAGATATAAAAGGATTAAAAGTTTCAAGTTGTGATTCAGATTATATATCAAATATAGAAACAATTGTTCATGGTGGATATGATGGATA